CAATACTGCCTAAGATAGCAACTTCTTCTGAAGGTGTGTTTGAAACATATGTGCCACTCCATTTTACGAAGAAGGTTTCTATAGTAGCAGCACAGAATACACCCACAGTTAGTGGAGTAATCTGGGGGATATCAGTCGTATAATGACTACTGCAACAGATACAAAATGGATTGAAGATTTATATCAGGATACAGAGATGCAGTTTCTTGAGAAAGCAACTGATGGAAGAACTACGTTAAAAGATATAGATTTTGCTTTAGATGAATATAAGAGATTATATAAAGCAGGGATAGCTTCTCCTGCTGAAGTATTAACATTATCCAGAGCCTATCCAGATGACAGAGTTTTTCGGAAAGCTCTAGCTAAAATGGGAATAAATGATGATGATTCTCTTGTAGTTGGTGGCCCTGCTTCTATTGAATTAGTAGATAGGGAAGGACATTTAATTACTACTGATGCTTTAGGTAAAGCATTTACAAAATATATGTCTAACTTCAGAACTCGTAACGCCATGGTACTTCATTCAGACGTACAGGTAGGCTGGGCTTTACCAGCTTATATTAGTAAGGGTGGGCAGATATTTAAATCTGGTGTGGATGATAAAGGATTATATTTTATTACAGAGCTAAGAAATGATACGAAGATATCTAAGAAAGTAAGGGAGCAGATAGATGAAGGGAAGCTAAAGAGTTATAGTATAGCTGGAAGTGCTACTAAGACTCAGACTATACAGAAGGGATTAATGGAAGTGATGCAAGTAGATGAATTGGAACTAGCCGAAGTAACTGTATGTGAAAAGGGAGTTAACCAAGGAGCATCATTTGATATTTTAAAGGCTAAGAATTCTGCAACTTCTTCATGTATAGATGGAAGTTGTTTAGTGAAAAGTGACGGAAATTGTAATTGTGGATGTAATTCACAAGGAGTGGAACTTATGTTTAAATCATGTGGTGATATAGATTTTACTAAATCGTTTTTAAAATATATGGATGGTAAGGGAGTTCCCCTACAGAAAATTGTAGGTGATACTGAATCAAAAGAATATGGAGAATCTTTTCCTACTCTAGTTAATACTCAGGGAAGGCAAGAGGAACACCATAGGTTATTAGACCAATATGGTTTTCCCGGTGAACTAGAACCAGAGTATGCTAGGTATACTCCTGTAATAGAGGAAGACCCCACACCTTTCGCACATAAACGTCCACCTTGGGTTGTTAATGAAGCAGGGCAGAATCTAGGGGAAAGGCATTATGATGATGCTTTAACTACTCCACAATTAGGTAAATATACTAAGAGAGGAGTAGTGGAAGGAGGAAACTCTGGAGAAACTCCTGTAGACCAACTTAATGAAACGGATGCTTTTAATAAAGTATTAGCTTCTACTGGACAGGAACAAACACCTCCTGTACTTGAAATATCTATAACTAAATCAGACGAGTTCTTTAACTGGCTGAAGAAAGAGAATGTACATATCTATAAAGAATCATGTCCATGTGAATCATGTTTCCATAAATCTAGTGACTATACAGGAAACAAGCAGAGAGCTAACAATTATTTTTTAGACTGAAAGCTGTAGACAATCCATTTGCAGTTGCTACAGCACAGGCTAAGAAACAAGGTCATAGAGACTTCTCGGAAGGGAGTGCTGGAGAGAAGAAGCGTGACAAGATTGCAGAAGCAATAAAACGGAAGGAGTAAAGAAAAAGTTATGTTTGGAAAATTAAGACCTCAAATATTTTTAGCTATTCTTGTGCTAGGTATTCTAGCTGCACTTGGAGCTATGCATGAACTTCCAGAAATCGCCACCGGAACTATCGGAGGCATCATAGCTTTGGGCATGAAGGTATTAGAAAATGAGTGATGTATTTAATCCTTGCTTTGATTGTGATGAAGAAGGATGTGATAAGGATTGTGGATATATTTTACCACAACCAGATAGAACTTTGATGAATTTAGAGTGCAAGTGTACTTGTAAGTGTGCCTCATGTTAGATTGCGAATGCATGGAAACAGGTGAATGTTCCTGCGAGGATTCGGAAGTAGCTTGCATGTGTGTATGTGAATGTATAGAATGTGAAGATTACAATTCCTACATCTGTGAATGTGGTGGGAATTGCCAATGTAATAATGATTATATGGAGGAAATAAAATTATGAATCCGATGAGTTTAATAACTTTAGCCATTACCTTTATGCAATTGAACATGGGTCAAACGGCAGAAGGGAAGAAGATTATCAAGGAAGCAATGGATGTAGTACAACATCTTGGAAGTGCCTTAAAAGATAAGAAGATTACTATGGCAGAGAAGAAAGTTATAGTTAAAGAACTTAGAGAATTTACAAAGGTTGCTATAAAAGTAATAGATGATATAGTCATTCCTGAATAATAATGATATGGCGAAACATAGTCGTAACTGTATACTTAATAATTTGCATATACGACTTTATGTTCGTGCCTATCTATTATGGGATTGCCAGAATGGGATTGGACTTAGCTGATTATATGAGTCACCTTCATGAGATTGAAGACCCAATTGTCCAACTTGAATACTTAAAAAAATTGGTTTCGCAGCATGAACCTTTCACATTGAAGGGCGGTGGATTGTTTCACTTATCATTTGGAGCGATAATAACTGGAAGCGTATTCGGAAATAAAGATTAGAATGAGTAGAGAACATGGGAACTACGGTAGTAATAAGTGAAGGACATATAGGAGATATACCCAATCTTCATTTAGCTGATGACCAAGCACAATTAGTTTATGAAGCAGAGGAACAATGTGGCTTTTGGAATAACCTTGAAGTATTATCCTTGGATGAAGTAAAAGACCTTGTTAAAAGAATATCTATTTGGGCAGGGGCATTTGTTCCGAAGGTGATAACGGAAGGGCATACAGACTCAACAATTGCCTATGCAACTTCTACATCAATTGTTTTGCCTTTCCCCTTTGCTAAAAGCCTCCCATATATTTGTCATGAAATGTCTCATGTGATAAACTATCAGAGTGTTATATATGCAGACCATCATGGAAAGAATTTTGCTTCTGTATATTTACAAGTGGTACGAGAATTTGCTCGTCCAAGAGATTATTTAGAATTAAAGAAAGCCTTTAATAAATTGGAAGTGGAATATATATGTCAAACATAATGCAATATCTTATGCAAATGTCTGATGAGTTTAGAGATTCATATAAAAGTATTGAAGAACAAATCCAAGATATTACAGAGTCTTTAAATTTATTACAACTAAAAATAAAAGAATTGGAAATGAGAGTTAACCCAAATCGAAATGATGATTGAAATTAGTATAATATATTGTGATGAATATTATAAAAAAATGGATTTGTAAACTAAAAGGGCATAATACTTTTCCTCCTATAATAGAAGTATGGGAATCGAAGAAGGGTTTGCAACGAAGTTATTATTTATGTAGACGTTGTTTGGAAATTCTAGGAGAAAAACCTTATGTCTAGTGATGATATCATTGATGATGATGCTTATAACTATTTGGAAACTATAAAAGAATTACCCTTAACTAGAAATGAAGCATTATATTTAAGCGATAGTATAACCTTGTTATTGGAAATAACGCCTGAACAGGGGAAAGTACAAGTACCAGCTAGGCACTTACTACCACAAGGAAGTGTGACTGTATCCATTGAGTTAGTACAAGCGATTGGATTGGCAGTATTATTAACTACTCAAGATGAATGGGCAGTTGAAGAAGCTACAATAAAAACAACAGTAGCTGATTTATTTATACTAAGGGAATGTTGCCAATCTTATATTAAAGTAAACCAAGAATATGTAGGCTTTAATTTACTAAGAAAAATATATGCTTTGATATTGGAGAAAGATTTACAAGAAAGAAATTTTATTGAAGATTTGACTAGGGATGTAGATACATCTCTAATACCTCATACTGATACATTACAGGAAATACAAGATAGGCGTAATAAATATTTAAAGAATAGGAAAGACAATGACTAATTTTAAACAACCTAAAACTCTTAAAGAGTGCTTGGAACTACAATCACATTTTATAGGAATCCCTAAAATAACTAAAAGAAACTATCAGGAATTTTATAAGAGAGGAAAGACCTTACAGATTTTAGGTGTAGGTTTTTTGGAGAAGGGAAGGATGCCAACACTAAAGGAAGTGAAAGAGTATATAGATTTAGAAACTGATGCTCAAAAGTTAGACCCAAAGAAATGGAGAAATGTATTGAAAGATATTCTAGATGATATGACTAATAAATTAGCAGAAGTAGAAAAAGAAGATGGAAGTATTCCTAGCTCTTCTAGTTAGTTCAGCTACTCTTATTTATCTTAACTGGAAGATATTACAAGAGACTATAACAATTAGAAAAGAGACTATCATTATCAGAAAAGAAAGTGTAAAGGTAAGGAAAGCATTGGGAGATGTTGATGAACCAGCAGTCTGAAAATGAATTCCTAATATTTTTAATGTTGATTACTATGTTTTGGATGTTATTCAAATTTAGTCCTTGACAACCCAATCTCTATTTGTTATATTAGTTTGTGGCTAGGGAGAGTTTTAACTCGCAGTATGTTACAGGAAAGATATTATTCATACCGAAATTAAAAATAACCAACTGTAGTTGAGAGTTTTTTTATAGATATGAATAATACAGATGAAAATTGTTTCCAAACTATACGAATAACTATCTGTACAGTTTCTTGAAAAGACAATGGAAATCAAAATCTTTTTATTTGTGCGAGACAAATAGTAATGTACTTTAATTTTCCCTAGTCACTAAAAAAGATATGGAACTAATAGTCAAACAAATTAGTAAAGAGGAAGCATCCTCGCTTCTTATTCCATATCATTACTTAACCAAGGAAAGCAAAGGGTTTCGTAGTGGATATAACTATGGTGCATTTATTGATGGCAAACTTTTAGTAGTTTGTATATTTACTTGTCCTACAGTTCCTGAGTTAGTGAAAGGATGTTTTGGTCTTGGAAGGAAGGAACAGGAAGGAATCTTTGAATTAGGCAGACTAGTTAAACATCCTGATGCAAATGGTAATTTGATTCTTTCACAAGTAGTTGCTAGGGCAACGAAGGAATTAAGGAAGGCAACAAAAGTTAAAGCAATACTTTCATATGCTGATTCAAGATATCATACAGGATATATTTATCAGGCATTGAATTTTAAATACTATGGTTTAACTAAACAGAAAACAGATTTTTGGTTTGAACAGGAAGATGGAAGCTACATCAAACATATAAGAGGGAAGGTTAAAGGAAGCAAAGGAGAGTGGAGACCAAGACCAAGGAAGCATAGATATTTAATAGTCTATGATAAAAACTTACAATGTCAATGGGAAGAGGAAATCTATCCTAAAGGAAACAATATTGAATATCAAGGATAACTATGTAATCAGACCTCTTGATTATAAGACTGCTATGGAACTGGTAGTAAAGAATCATTACTTACATAGGAAAGCACCATGCAGTCAGGCATTTGGATTATTCAATAGGGAAGGGGAAGTGATAGGAACAGTAGTCTATGGAACTCCTGCAAGCAGACCATTACAGAAAGGAGTATGTGGAAGTGACGAATCAGACAATGTATTGGAACTGACTAGACTATGGGTACAAGATGGAACTCCAAAGAATGTGGAAAGTTTTCTGATAGGTAACACGCTACCTATGGTAGGAAAGGAAATAATAGTTTCCTATGCAGAAGTAGAGCAAGGGCATTTGGGAATTGTGTATCAGGCAACCAATTGGATTTATACTGGACTGTCAGATAAACATAGCAAGTGGTTTATAAAGGGAACTGAGGATAAGCATTGTAGACATATCTTTGATTCATATGGTGGAATCAATAAAGCTAAAGAGATACTAGGCGATAAGATGGTAAGAGGGGAGAGACCAAGGAAACATAGGTATATATATTTCAACGCAGACAGAAGGCGAAAGAAAGAGTTATTAAATAAGTTACGCTATAAGATAAAACCTTATCCAAAAGACCCCACTTGACACGATTATTTTTTTCCTGTATGCTTAGATAATCAATAACAGGAGTGTGTGATGACTATTATATCTCCATTGAAAGTTCTTTTCTGGTTAGCTATTATAGGAATACTATTATAGGAATACTAGTTTAGAACTATGAAAGGGATGGGTGACTATTCAGTCACCCATTCCAAATAAAAATTGTCGAGGATAATATGATTAAATGTTCTATATGTAATAATGATACATCTAATAAAGAAGTATGCTCAGAATGTGGGAATAAGATGAAAACTCTTATCATCAAAGCAAGGAAAAAATGGATACAACTTAAATTCAATATGGAGAAAACATATGGGAACGGCTAAAGATATATTGATTGATAAGATGTATGAACTACAGGAAGAGAATGAACGACTAAAGAAAAGAATGGGAGAACTCTTTAAAGAGAGAGATGAACTCTATGACAAGTATGTCCATAAAATACCTCATCATTTTGATGAGAATATGCTTGCAGATGGTAATGGGAGAGGATAATAATGAATAAAAATAGATGCGATAAATGTAATGGTTACTTAAATTATGAGGAAGATTTTGATGGGAGTTTTTTAGAGTGTATTAATTGTGGTAATAATATAAATTTAAATTTTAACAAGAGTATTACACAAGCAAAACTTAGTAAGAATTGGGGAGTTCAACCCCATACGAAAAAATTTAAGAATGGTTATAGATAGAATTTGACAGACCTTATGGACTATGTTATAATGGTTCATATAAATTAAATAAGGAGAGTGAAACATGAAGAGTAGAATTGTAAAGAAAGAAAGTATAGAATACCATGAAAAACTTTTTGATATGGATGTTTACAATATTGTAAAGCATGGCGATAGATATAAAGTTAATTGTGATATTAAAGTAGAACTTGATTTAGATGCAGTTAGTGTAGAAGATATACAGAAATTAGTTAGATGCTTACAAGTTGATGTTCCAGTTGGATTAGAAGATATAATGATTCTGTCTGATTATGGAATAGATATGAGTACAATAGAGCATGAACAATTTCCTAATAATATCAATAACATTAATGAGGAAGGAGATTTAACATGAGTCTAACAACAGAGAAAATAAGAAATATTAAAATAGGGAAACAGGCACATAGGCATAGTTTATATAAAGGAAAGGAAATCAGTAATAGAGTAACTCTCTATACCAAAGAGAATAATGATTTCTTCAACTATACAACTGGCGAGCATGAAGAAAAGAAATGTTATGTTTGTCGTGAAGTTTTTGATGAACTGTATTGCTTTGACCAAAGAAATTCAGTAGAGTTGTTATGTTGTAGTGAAGAGTGCTATGAAACAATTAGTTTACAAAACTATTTAGATAGTGAAGAAAGAAGAATTAGGTTTGAGACTATAAGAAAACAATTAGATGATTTTATGGAAACATTATAATAACTAGTATAAAAGGAGACAGAGTATGATAAAAGATAAGAAAATAGAACCAGTTGATACAAAGGCAGTAGATTTTCTACAGAGTATTAGAGGACAGTTTATAATGGCACAAGCATTACATACTGCAATCAAGACTCTTGAAAAAGAACCATATCCTGAATCTTCTAATATTGAAGATATGAAATATATTAAAGAACATATCTTTAATTTTCCTGTAGAAATAGTGGATGCTCAAAATGATATTTGGAGTCACATTTCAAGTGAATTTTATACTGTGGGAGAAGACGGCAAAAGAATTGTTGATGCAGACAAATTGCTATCTAAACAGGAAGAGAGTTGACAAAGCCTCTCGACTATGTTATTATAGTAAATGACGAAAAAACTGAATACATGAAACTCTGAAGTTAAATCAGGGATGCAATAGTAAAGGGTAAGCTATAGTAATGAGGGAATCCCATTGATGTTCATTAATTAACTCCTTTTGAATTCTCACCATCATTATGTTTTGCATTCCTGTCAACAAAGAGAGAGATATCATTAAAAATTTTAAAATACTTATAATTTAAGATGGCGAAACTATCTCTCTCAAGTTGAATAACTATAGAGTGGAAGGACTAACTTACTCCAAAGCTAGAACATACCTCAATCAAAGTTAATTTCCTCTGCATACCATGGTATGACATGTCATAACTTCTCTGCATAGGTCTACATTAAGCTAGTATGGTTTTAAGTATGAGAGTAGGTAGGAAGGTTTATGCGAACCATCCTATAGAAAAACCTTCTAAGCCTTGTGATGGTGGTAGGAAAGTTTGCCTAACCATATTTGCGAAAATCTTATTTCATTTGCGAAATCTGAACCAGTAGTAGATTAGGGTAGATATGATTGTATACATCTGTTGGCAAGGAGAGGTCTAGGCATAGACTAAACCAAGCTGATGTTTCCTAGCACTTGACGAAAATAAGCATGGGTTGAAACGAAATTGTCCTTACACTCTATAGCTATATTTATACTTCAAGTGGTATAGCTAATGGGAGAACCAAGGGTGTAGCACCGAAATATATCCTACGGCAACCATAGTAATTTATTGTTGTCTTACTATGGATAACACGAGTGGTAGGTTACCGAAAGTCTACACCTTCCCAAAGGACAGTTGGATTACTCAACTGAAGATTACAAGGTAGTAATGCGATTGGGTCACCAATCAGAGAGCCAGTAATCGTTTCCTTTTATAACAAGTGGTCTAATTTGACAGACCACTTTTTTAATGTTATAATTGTACGAGTTGGTATAAAATAAATAAGGAGAATGTGCGACATGAAGAAATATGAAATAGAATATGAAGTAATAGGTCATCACCACATAACTGTAGAAGTACCTGATGGTATGTCTACAGAAGATATAGAAGAAAACCATGAATGTGAAGAATATCATGGAGACCCAATAGAAGAATGTATTATTACATCAGTTAATGAAATAGAGGAGAGTGCATAATGCTAAACAAATATATAGTAACAGTACAGGAATTACATGAGAAAAGATATCTAGTCAGGAATGCCGTTGCACCACAACAGGCACAAGAATGGGTAGAGATTCATATGGAGAATGACCTATCTGATTTACTAGAAGAAAATATTCAAGAAATGGATGATACTACTAGATTTATAACAGATGGTAAAAATAATATAGCAGAGAATTTAAGAGATATTCATATAAAGAAAGTAGCTGATAAAGATTTACCATATCATTTAAAAACTGATAATGAAAAGCTACTCAATATGGGATGTACTTGTGGATATGATGAGAAAGAAACTTGGTATTGTAATGATGATGAGTGTAAGTGTGATGAGGAATTAGAATGTCCTGATGATAAATGTAATTGTAATAGTTAATAAAAAATAAGGAGATATAAAATGAAACAGATTATTGGTGTTGAGACATTGAAGGAATCAATTGAATTGCTAACAGATTATCGTAGATGGATTGGAGAAGAACAATCTAACAGGTTTACTAAGATGTTATTAAGAAAGGTAAATGAAAATATTGATATACTGGAAAGAACAATAGGTAAGCTAGAATCTAAGGAAGAAATCAAAACCTCTGATGAATGGGAGAAATCTGATTTACCTGAGATGAAAGGAACAAAAGTATTAGACCCTGATGGATGGGATAGACAGAATTTTGATTTCAGTTACTATCAGGAATTAATAACCAAAGATGAATATCTACATAGGGTTGGTGGTTCAACTTGTAGATGGGATGAAGATAAAGATTATAAACAAGATTTAACAATGGGAGATTAATTATAATGGATGATAAAATAAGGAAGGTAAGTAAAGGAACATGGAGAAAAAAATTTGGACACATTGTAGAATTAAAATGGGGAATCAAATATTATGATAAGCATGGTGTTATTGTAGAAGAATGGTATGATACTATAGAAGAAAGAGATACCATATTCCATACCATTCATGACCCTGACAATGGAGTTGAATATATAGGAGAGGATAATAATGGCTAAAGAATTTGGGGAAGCAGTAATAAAATATGAAAAGAGAAGATTAGTAGACAGAGATGAACTACGAGATTTTATAAAGGGAGATAAAGAATTAGAGGAAACTCTATTTGATATCTTCAATGGAGATTATACTCTTGATGCATTCAGACAGGATTATGAAAACTGGTTAGTTTATAACAATGAATTAGAGAAACAGATAAATGAAATAAGAGAAGATGAAAATATAGTAACCAGTTAAAAATTTGACAAGTTATTATAATTGTGTTATTATATCTAGAGAGGTTGCAAAAACCTCATAAATAAATAAGGAGAGTGACAACATGAACTATATAGAGTATATACAGATGACGAACAATGACGAATATTTGGAGTATATAGAGAAGAAAAATAAGGAGAGTAACAACATGAAGATAAGTAGAAGTCGAGCAACCGATTTGATTCATAACTCCAAAGGCAAAGTATTTGGTGTTAAGTTTGTAAAGAGAACTACAGGCGAAACAAGAAATATGTCAGCTAGATTAGGAGTACAAAAATATGTTACTGGCGAAGGATTGAAGTTCAGTCCTAGCAGAAAAAATCTTGTAACAGTTTTTGATATGAATAAGAAAGGTTACAGAATGGTTAATCTAGAAGGATTAACAAATCTGAATATCAACAAGAATTCTTATGAAGTAGTATAAAACTTGACAGGGATTCTTGTAGATGTTATAATGGTTAATATAAACTAAATGGCAAAAGCCAAAGGAGAGAAATATGAGTGCAACATTATTTGGAGATAGATTTCTAGGTAGGCGAGAACCTGCTTGGCACAAATTGGGAGAAGTCTTTTCAGAAGATGAGAAGATGACTGCAACAGAAGGTATGCGTAGGGCAAACATTATGTTTGGTATAGACAAGCATAAACAGTTTGTTAAGCTACCAACAGGAGAATTTGTAGAGACTGGTAGTTATGGTGTAGTTAGAGAACCAACACCTGATGATGACCAGTACAGGATACTAGGTACTGTAGGTAAAGAGTGGACTGCTCTTCAACCACAAGATTTGGGTAAGATGTTAGACCCAATATCTGAGACCTTTCCTGTTGAAACTGTTGGTGCAATAGGCATGGGAGAAAAAATATTTTTGAGTTTAGATGCTAGTGAGTCTAAAATTGCAGGAGAAGACCATCATTTGTATTGGTTAATTACTGATGCTAGAGATGGTACTGGCAGTTTGACCATTGCTTTTACTCCAGTTAGAGTAGTCTGTCAAAACACTCTGATAACTGGTTTGAGAAGTAGTAAGGTATCTGTTAACTTGAAACATAATAAAGCTATCAATTCTGATACTGAATTCTATTTGGATATCTTTAATCAGATGGGTAGAGTACAAGAAGGGATTGTTACTGCTATGGATAGTTTAACTAAGAATACTTTGGTTCAGGCTCAAGCAGACCAAATTATAACTAGTGCATATCCTAATGCAAGCAAACCTAACAGATTGAAATTATCTGATGGGATTACTGCTGATGATGTACCTGCAAAAGTATGGACAAGAATACTGGCAGATAGAGGAGTACAAGAAGATGAGTATGGAGAGAGGCAGAAAAGGATTGACAGAATTAAAGATAATGCTAATGAGAGATTAGAGGTCTTTAATCAAGAGCATTCCAAATATGCCATGACTCCATGGGCAGTATACAATGCAGTTGTAGAGACTGAGGATTACAGGAGAGGACATGAGAAATCAGGTACTCAACTGTTTGGTAGTAGAGCAGAGTCAAAAGCTAGAGCATTTAACAAGGCTCTCACTTTTGTGAAGTAATTAAATATGATATGGGATGGGATTAATTTCCCATCCCAATATTATAATAGTCAGTAAAAAATAATAAATAAATAAGGAGAGCGAAACATGGGTAAACAGAAAAATTGTTTGTTGGCATTCAGAATTCCTGCAACTGAAAAAGGATATGAATTAGTTGAGCAGATGAGACAAGCATTAAATAAGGACTCATATAAAATGAGAACTTTGTATACTGGTAAACGACCAAAGGGTACACCTCAAGCTACCACTCTTAAGAAAAATGCTGAGAGCATTAGAGTCTACATTGATTCAATGCTTGAAGATGGTACTAATCCACGCATCAATGACATATATGAGAATGGTATAACTACTGGTAGAGCAAGAGAACAATTTGATAATGAAAAACTTATTAGTGATGTGAATAAAGAAGTAGACAGGATTATGAGGGAGAATTTTAGGTTGAATAAAGAACTTGATGAGCAAGCTAAGAAAATAGATGATAGTCCATCTTATAATAGCTTGAAAGTAGAAAGGGATGAGTTGAAGAAAGAAGTAGATAGCTTGCAGATAAAATTAGCAAGGCGAGAATCCCACTATAATGCTATATATAATAGTAAAGTAAAAGAGTGGAATAAAACACTATCTGCTAAAGAGAATGAATTGAGGACGGCACTTGGAGATATAATTAAATATAAGAAATTGTTAGAAGAAGAGTTAGAGGAGAAAACTAATGTACAAAATAGGTCTGTATCTAGGACTAGTGATGACATTGATTTGGATAGGTTTGTTGACGATACTTTTGATAAATGGGTAGCACAAAAACCTTGGTATCAGAGATGGTTATATAAACTAGGTTCAATAGCATGGAGAGATTTTGCTATGATGCTATTTGCGTTTTGGACAATTTCTATGATTGTGTTATTGATTCTAAAGGTAGAAGGTGTTTGGGTTTCCTGATTCAGGATTTGACATTTTTTATACTATGTGTTATAATTCTTATGTGGGGTAGAGAAATTCCGTCTTCAACATTTCTCTACTCCATAATAAAACAAATAGGAGTTAGACAACATGGAGAACAAAATTTGGACACAAGACGAGATTAAGCAGTTATTAGTTGATAATGATTTAGCAGTATCTAAAGCAATAGTATCAATTTACAACTTGCAGACAGAATCAGAGAAAAGTATTAAAGGTACTACTGATAATAATGGTGTAGGATTTAATGGGGTTGATGCAGAATTCTTATCAAGCCTAGCTGAATTTTTCATCAAGTACAATAGGTTATCTGAAAAGCAGATAGCTTTTGGGCGAAAGAAAATAATGAAATATAGTAAGCAGTTAACAATGATAGCAAATAAGGAGATACAAATATGAAAGATATTATGGTTTCAGTTTATGACATTGCATTTTATAAGTATGATGAAAATGGAGAAGAGGTTTTAAATGAAGATGGTACGATTAAACAATTCAGATTAAAAGATGGTATCAGATTTAAACCACTTGAATATTTATGTGAAGACATGACAGAAGAAATGTTAATAGAATATAAGGGGAGATGCAAATATGATAGAACAATATAATGAGTTATTAAAGCAACTTGATGAAGGTCTTATTACACAAAAAGAATGTATTGAACACATGGTTGTTATAGCTATGTTACATGGGTGCAAGGAGAAAGAAAATGAAACAGTTAAATAAATTGACGGCAGTAGAAATATTGAAAGATGATGGTGCAAGTTACTGGTTAAAGGATAACATAAGAATAGCATTGGGTATCAATACTGGTATAACAGAAACTAAAAGAGATTTAGTAGACATGATAAATGATGCAGAAGTATTAGTAACAGTATTAGACAATGAATTAAAGGAGAGAATAGCATGATAGTTAATAGTTGGTTACGAGATGATGGTTGTATAGATTCCTGTACTTGCCAACAGGATGACCCTAATCATAAGTATCCTTGTAAAAAGTATTCAAAAACAGAAACTTTCTATACAGATACTCAAGGTAAATGGGACACTATAACATCTTGTAATAGATGTGGATTCTTAATAAAAAATGAGGGGGGATAACATGAAAAAATATCGTAAGAAATATCTAATACCATTTACTAAATTTGAGTTTATAATGATGCTAACTAACATAGGCATTATAACAAGTATTTGGGTTTCATTTGTTTTAGGATACTGGCAATTAATTTAATGATTTAGTTAACATGAATTACATTAAGTATTATATATATTCTAGTCTGATTAACCTAGTTCTTTAAATAGCTAGATTTGATTGGACTAGAATCATATTATAATAGCCAGTAAAAAACAAGGGTAGGTAAATTTAATGAGACAATATAATATTAGAATAGATAAGGTAGATGACATGGACATACCAATTTTAATAGATGGTATAAAACAGGTTGTTAAAGATAAAGATTTGTGGATAGATACTATACAAGTTAATAGAATAGATGACATGGTAGTTAGTAAAAGTTGGAAAGAGGATATATGTGGGAAGTGTTATATAGGTTAATACCTTATTACCTTATAGTACAATCATCTTTTATCAATGCCGAAAAATATTAGTAATATAATAGATGATATAAAATTCATGAATTCCAAAGTTTAGAGAAAAATTATAGGGCTTGACAAAATAGAGATTATGTGGTATAGTATAAAATTCACATGAAGTTGAATACATGAATTCCAAAGTTTAGGGAAAATTTAATTGACTTTAAATCTTTTCAGCAGTATAATTAAACAAGTTTGAAATAAGGAGACAAATTATGGGTGAACAACATGACAATATAGACGAAGATGGACGAAACCTCTCAGGAATGAGCAGGGATGAAGTATATAAAATATTAGATAAAATGAATGTACCTTATGTAAAGGTAGATATATTCAAGGATAACCAAGAAAGGATGAAATCCCCTATAGGAACACTATGTGATACCTTTGAGTGCTTAGTGAATAGCTTACTAGGAGATGCTACAATCATGGGAGATGATAATGCAGGAGTTCTTCTTAATTATTTTTATCAATGTATGAAAGAACAGATAATAATGTCTCAATTAATACTGAAGAGTAGGAAGGGAGACGAAATGCCTGATGCTTTAAAAGATATGTTAGAAGGAAGGGAAGGAATGGGGAACTATGAAGGAAGAGGAAGGAAGACCCCTATCTCTAATGTATGGTTAGATGCTTTCAAGGAAGAGGAAGGAAAGGAAGAAGAGGAAGGAAGGGAAGAGGAAGGGAAGGAAAGCAACACTTAATATTGTGGATTAAAGCATTCCAATAGGCTTTCCTTATTTGTGCCTATGCAAGAGAGAATGCAATCCAATCTCCTCGACCCCCTGAGTTTTTTCATGTTTCGCAGGGGGTCTTTTAATTCATGAATTCCAAAGTTTAGGCGTTTTTTACCACTTGACATTTTTTATAATATCCTGTATAATTTATTACAGAGGTTGAGGTTTGGGGGTACTCCCCCTACTTGATATGAATTAAGGGATTCGACAGGGCGAACCGATAAACCAATACCTCTACTAAAAAATAAGGAGTATTATAAAATGGACAGAATAACAAAAAAGCAATTAGATATACAGGTTAACTACCTAAACAGTTTGACAGGAATAGAGCATACAATAGAATCGGCTTATGGTGGCTATAAATTAACAAGAACTGTACATGATGTAATTGGTGGAGAGAATGTATTTCCGATAGGGTATGTTCCTAAAGCAGAATTATACAGAATGATATTAGCTTATGAAAACGGTTTTCTAATCGAGGATGCAAGGAAGGAAACTAAGTACAAAGCTTTAACAGATACTGTTAAAAATGAGCAATACATGAGAGAAAAATTGAGAGTGTTACAAAGGGAAAGAATGCAAAAAGAATTAGTTTATGGAAGAGCTATAGAAGAGATGAGAAGGAAGGAAGGGAAGGAAGTAACACCATAAGGAAGGAAGGGAAGAGAGGGAAGGAAGGAAAGAGCTTCAAGGAAGGGAAGGAAGGGAACGCATATCCTCTATGCATGTTCCCTCTTCCCAAATCACAAATATGATATATCACCCACTAGGCTAATTCATGTATTGCAATTCATGAATTCCAAAGTTTAAGGGGTTTTTTTGCCTATTTGACATTTTTTATAATATCCTGTATAATTTCTTTAATGGCATTGAAAATTTGCCTAAAAAATAAGGAGTTTATTTATGGAATATGAGGATTTCGATTTAGTGTGTCCTGAGTGTGATGGGACAAATCTTAATGAAGATAAGGATAGGTGTTGGGATTGCCAACCTGAGAGATAGGAAAGGAAAATAAAAAAATAAGGAGTTTTACATATGACATCATTTACAGTTTACGATACACCTGAGAGAATTCAAGATTATAGAATATTAACTATGCGAAAGGGCTTAATTCTAGAAGTTAGATATAATGGCGGATTTAAATTAACCGCTAAAGCTCCAACATGTTATTCAATGGTTAAAAGGGAATTCGGTTTTAAAGGAAATAGGAATAAAGTTTTATATCAGTTTGAAAAATTATTGAGGAAATTAGGTTATTCAGCGGATAATAATCTAATTCTTAATGATGATACTAAAACGGCTACCATAAAAAGGTAGCTTTGTCAAGGGGGATTTCCCCCCCTAAACTTTGGTTTTCAGTAATTAAAATTCATGAATTCCAAAGTTTAGGGATTATTAATCCCTGCATTTAGATTTTAACTACCATGTCAACGCCTTCGGTCTCATCTAAGATTTCAGATGAAATCTCAAAAGACCAGTTGCCACTATTTGGGACAGAATCAAAAAGACTCTCAACCTGTCCGAAAACAGTTTCAAGCTGAGCCAATTTTTTTTCGGCTGAAGCTTGGTTTTTAGCCTCGATAACATCATAACCATCATTGCTAATTGTAGCTTTAATCTCATAAGTAAACTGCTTCATATTTCTTAACTCCATTTTGTTCTAATTTTAGAACACTTATTTATTTGGGATTTCGCCAACCCCATGTATATAAGTATATCAGATTTATATCAGTTTGTAAAATCTCCTAAACTTTGGATTTCCTGAATTGAAATACCTGAATTCCAAAGTTTAAGGGTTTTTTTCAATTTGACAAATTTTTAAAATAAATGTTATAATAATTATATCACGTATTAAAAAAGGAGTTTTTTATGAATCTATTAAAATTTAGTCCAGCGAATACAAAATTGCGAAAAATTGTTGAATGGTTTGTTGGTTTAAAATCTGACCAAATTTATTCATTTAGTTTACCGAGCGGTTTCAGTTGTCCGAGTGCATTGGACTGCTTTGCTAAAGTGCCGAGGCATGGCGGTAAATTAATTACTAAATCAGGTACATTGTATCGGTGTTATAGTGCAAGTGCTGAACTGGTTTTTAAGCAAACTAGAAACATGGTTTGGCATAATTTCGATATGTTGAAAAAATTAAATCATCCTATGGATATGGCAAATTTAATTATTGAGTCGTTACCGAGTGCGTGCAAAATTATGCGAATACATGCAAGTGGCGATTTCTTCAATTCTACGTATTTCAAGGCGTGGGTTATTGTGGCATATTTAAAGCCTAATATTCAATTTTATGCATATACTAAAAGCTTAAATTATTGGGTTGATAATATAAATATAATACCTAGCAATTTAAAATTGATTGCCTCTAGGGGTGGACGTTTTGACAACTTAATAGATGAGCATAATCTGTTAAATGCTCAAGTTGTATATAGTGAAAAACATGCGGAAAAATTAAATTTAGTTATAGACTATAATGAAAAGCAAGCTATAACTTCAAACAAAAATTTTGCATTATTAATTCATGGTGTACAATCCAAAGAACAAAAAATTCGACAGCAAGAAATTGCTGTCGGATAATTCATGAATTCCAAAGTTTAGGAGAAAAATAACTGTGGTATAATATAATAAGTAATAAAAAATAAGAGGTGTAAACATGACTATTGAAAAATCGAATCAGAATAACAAAGACTATATTGAAGACAGAAAATATTGGGAAGAAATTCAAGGTGGCGATTGGTTTTATCATGAGAGAATAGCACAAGAAAATTTAGCGGATGACCTATTAAATTATGGTTCTTATGATACTTGGGAACAAAACCTATTCAAGGAATTAGGGTACTAAGGAAGGAAGGAAGGGTATACTAAGGAAGGAAGGAAGGGTACTATTAGGAAGGAAGGGTAATGCGAGGAAGGAAGGAAGGGTAATACAAGGAAGGAAGGAAGGTTGATACAAGGAAGGAAGGAAGGTTGATACACCTTGTATCAACTAACCTTCCATTATTGATATATCATCTATTATTGATATATCATCTATGCAGGTGAATACATGATTTACTTTTCATGAATTCTAAAACTGATGCAAAATTCATGAATTCCAAAGTTTAGGGGTTTTGAACCCCTACCTAGAGCCAGTTCTCTAGGTAGTCATCTTCATGACTAAGTACCCAAGGGATATCGCCTGCCCAAATGGTTTCAAGAAACAATTCTTCTGTACCGTCATAATTTAAACCGTTATATTTTTTGACGGCTATGGCGATAGCTTGCTTGTCAGAACTAGCTTCAAAAGTGTCGAAATCCGAATCTGTGTTATCTGTCTCAATGATTGTCATCTGGTAAGAAACTGTGTATGTATTTTTAGTTGTCATTGTTTTTATTTCCTTATATTTATATTTAATTTTTTCTATACTGTAAGTATAGCATATTTTATAACAGTTTGTAAAAGCTCCTAAACTTTGGTTTTCAATAATTCAAATACCTGAATTCCAAAGTTTAGGGGGGTTTTAATCCCCTTGGTTTTTAATCCTCCTAGTTTTTAAACATTTTCTTTTTCCAATGTTTGCCATGATTACATTGAAACCAAGAATTTTCAGAATCAGTTTCAATCCATTCTCCATTAGTCAAAACAGATTCAATCAAATTGTCCCATTCTTCACCTTGAGCTTTTCCCCATGCAAAAGCATTTTGTGTCCACCCACAATTATTATTTACAGGATTATCACTAAATACTAAATCTTCTGTAATACAATAATACTGAATCCATTTATTTAAGAAATTAACTACCGCTAATTTAGAAAAATATGGTTGTGAAAATTTATATTTTAAATAGTTTGCTAATTCTACTCCAAACATTATTTTTTCACTTTCCATTTTATTCACATGCTTTTTAGTTATGTAATCATATTCATAATGTTTAAAATAACTTTCAGTCTGAAAATTAACAACTACCGCATTTATGTAATAATTTATTGTATCTACATCACAAGGTGCAGTAGTTACAGTTGCCAAAGTTTCGTCAGTCCAATTTGTTCCGCCCCATGGCAAATCTTTTGTCATCTCTAAAGTATCTTGTATATAATTTAACATTTTTAATTAACTCCTATAATTTATTTATTAACTCTTATAAGATATTATAATATTACCCAAATGAAAAATCAAACTCCCTAAACTTTGGATTTCCTGAATTAGAATAGATGCATTCCAAAGTTTAAGGGGGTTTTACAAATTCCATTTTATATGAGACAATTTAATTATCTTAAGTTTTAAGGAGTTAATTTTATGAATTGTGATTTTTGCAAAAAATTTTCGGCTCTCACTTATTATGGCACTTGCCAAGCTTGTTGCGAAATTGGCAAAACTCAGCCGATTGGTAGAGCTGAAAAAGCCAATTACCAGTCAATTATGGGTGTACCTTTCAAAGGCACTACACCACCCAATTTGGTTTGGTCAGGTTCTTCGGTAAATCCTGACAAAAAATTTGCCGATTTAGAAATCGACTACTTTGAGTAGTCGGTTTCTTGAATTTCAAAGTTTATTAAAAAAAAGGAGTTATTAAAATGACAAAAAAAATTACTGGTTGGGATTTGGTTCAAGCTCTTGAGCAGGAGCGAATTGGGAAACTTCTTAATAAAGAAGTTAGAAAAGCAAATATGAAAAAATATAAAACAGTTACTCTGTCGAAAATCAAATTGGCAGAGTGCGATTGGTTAAATCGCTAAATGCTATGGGATGGGATTAATTTCCCATCCCATTCATGAATTCCAAAGTTTAGGAAAAATAAAAAAAAGGAGTTAACAAAATATGAAAAACAATTCACGAAGTAATAAAAAAGGTAAATGGTCTGTGAGATTCATACCACAAAAACAAATTAAAACTAATAATAAAAATTTCTTTAAACAAAGGAGGTGGGGTTAATTCCCAACCTCGTAATGATATATCATACACCCAAATCAGGGCTATATGATATATCACCTGTAGGGGTTTTTACGCCCCTGTGAAGCTTAACGCTCCACTCGTAATATTGGTTGCATTCGACTAGATGCAAAATCCTTTTTATTTTTAATTTTAGTTATGAATCGATTTAAAGATTTGGTATAATGTTTTCCTAATGTACCATCCTTTCTAGAACCTTGGGCATATTCTAAAATTTTATCTATTTCCCAATTTGCCAAAACTGTGTATTCTCGGTCATAATATTCATGCATTTCCATATTTAAAAACTCCTTATTTATTCGTGTTCCTTTTATTCTATTAAATTATAAAGCAAAAAGCAAACCAGCCTAAACTTTGGAATTCAGGAATTGACAATATATGAAATCCAAAGTTTAAGGGGATTTTACTCCCCATTGATATATCATCTGTGGGGGTTGTCAGCCCCTTGGGATTAGTACCAATCCACATCCCAAAAATAATATCCATCAAATCCTCGAGGATTGTGTTTTCCTGTCTGAAGTAAGGATTTCCATTGTTGAATCCTAACTTGCAAGAATTCCAAATCACTTTTGGCAGATAAAACATTTACGCCTTCAGTATTTTCTGCTTGGATATCCGAATCCAGCAGTCGGTCAAGCTGGGCGATAGCTTTGTTAATTATTGTATCTTCATGTTTGTGTTCCATATTTAAAAACTCCTTTTTATTTCGTGTTCCCTTTATTATACAGATTGGTAAAACCAATTGCAAATTCCCTAAACTTTGGATTTCATGAATTGCCTTGCAGACAATCGCCCTGTAGGTGATATATCATGCGTGAGATAAAGGTGACTAGACGGAGTTAAATATCTAGTCACCTAAAAGGTAATGTTAATTAAACGTCAAATGCTATGTGTTCACTAAGTATATCCATAGCTTTATTAACATCTACTTTATTTACTTCCCCTTCTTGTAAGAAAATGTAGTAATACATATCATTCAATATCTTACTTACAAATTTCAAATCTTCTATTTGTTCTTTTCCTGTATGCCTAATCCCACCAGTCTTGATATTGTAAACTTTCATTAATTGCTCCTTATTTATTTTTTTCAATTTTTTAACTCCTTATTATTAATCATCATCAGAGAAGAGTACTGTTGGTTCTGACCATAACCAATCGTTACTGTCTACGATAGAGAAACCAAAACTGTCCCACCTATTGTAAGTTAGTTTTTTAAGACTAACTTTAATTGAAAAATAATCTGTATCATCAAATGCATATTCTTCAATATGTCCTTGGTCATATCTCAACATATCTTCCAAACCAGTTTGTGTATTCTCATCATCAAAATATTTCCCTGCTATTGTTGCCGTAATGTTTTCCATGTTTAACTCCTTATATTTTTAATCGTTTGTTACGATTGCGTTTATTTTCTTGCTCATCTGATAACTTAGTGCTATGAAATTTTGTTACTCTATTTTTAAAAGGTGTAACTTTTTTGCCCTTTATCCTATTTTGTTTTCTGTCTCTATTTTCATATTTCATTTTTTTATCACCCCTATATGAATCTATTATACATCATAAGGGGTGACATATTTAATTCTCTAAACTTTGGATTTCATGAATTACCAAACCATCATAGATTTAGCATTACACCCAAACTGTTTACACATCCTGACTGGATGGTCATCCTTTGTATATGCCTTTGGTTCAGGTGGTGAGTATTTTGGTGGGTCTGGCATTTTACAACCCCACTTCCTACACTCCCTGACTGGATGGTCATCCTTTGTACTTATTTTCTCAAGGTGGTCATATATTTTTGTCATGGGCTACACCTCCCATTCATGGGCAGCTACGCCCATGTACTCTAGTTTTAATATTTCCTGTTCTGTTTGTTCTTCAGCTACTGCTGATGGACAGAACATCTCAGGTGTACAGTCCCAATGTTTAATCTCTGTACAAGATATTTGATTATCAATTACTTCTATCATTATTAACACTCCCTATTAATTAAGATTCATATTTTTGTAATCTACTTCTAGTCTCATCTTTCGTGCAGGATGTTGAGCTTTTCGTCTTGCTCTCCATTCAGCGAAATATTTCTGTCTCCATGCTTTCTTTTCACTCTCTGATAAGAACCCTTCAATTCCTGAATTTTGATTCATGTATTCACGCTCCCTTTTTTTTATTTCCTTACTATTATAGCATACCATATAAAATAGAAATTGTCAAATAGCACATATGTTCTAATATGAGAAACCTGAAACGAATTTCATGAGTTATTCTTCTCTTGACAAATAGATGATATATCGCTGGGTGGGTTGAGGGTCAGCGATGGGAGAGTGCGACTGAGTGACGAAAAAATAACTGAGTCTATCACCAACCCTCGCTATAATGATATATCACCCACATGACTATGGTCAAGTATTTAGTTCACACTCTTCCAAAATCTTATGAATTGTTGGCGAGTAGTGATGGACAACTCCAACCAAACTCTATCCACAGTCTTGAGTAATGACTCCTCTGACAAGGCCATCTCCTCTGATACCTCTTGCACAGGTACACACTCGCCCAATATTCTATTTAGTATATGTTGTTCACTAGCTGATAGATTATCCAGTTCTATTGGTAATATCGGTTGATTTGTCCCATTCATTTACTGTCCTTCTTCTTCCGTCTGATTTAATAGTATGTACATTACCATTGGAGTATAGCCCACGGATAGTATTTCCATATGATAACCCTGCTCGTACAAGCGGTTTATATACCGTGACCACCTTCTCATCATCCAAATCAAGCACATAGTGATAGCCTTCATAGCTGAACAATAGCCTGTCTGTATTAGCTTCATCATGGTATTCTAATAACCTCCCATTTCTAATCACATTTTTGATTGTTTCGTTTGTTGGTCGTAGGTCATGCTTCCAGTACGCATGGTGTAGGAGCATCCAGTTATCGACCTCTACGGCTCTTTTAAGGAGCTTTTTGACTGTATTCATATGTATTAGTCTAATATCTATAATCATGTTTAACACCTCTTTTATTTTATCCTTCACTATAAATTATAACACATGTGTCAAGTGCAGCTCTTTGAGGTGTTGTATTCTACATATAGAGCCGTTTCTATTTCAAAGGGTCTATTGGGTAGGTGGTGCTGCCCCCCGGTTCTACTAAAAAGGAATGGGACTCCTATCCTATGAACATCCCTATAATTATAGTAAAAAGTAAATTTTGAGAAACTCAGATAGGGATATAATATAAATTATATTTAAGCTTATTTCAAGAAGATTTAAGGGCAAGTAGAAGGGAAAATAGCCACATACATGATTGCTCCAATAATCATTATAGTTATTTGGAACAATAATAAAAAGAAGGCTATTGAAAAAGGCCTATGGGGCATGGCATTCACAAGAGCAACTTACTGCATCATATTTTTCTGCCACTTCTTTATAAAATTTTTCTTCTTCTGAATACATTTTATCGTAATCACGTTTTTTTACTAATTCACCCAACGACTTATAAGTTGAGTATCCAAGTACATCTGGAGTATTAGAATTCAGATATTTTGTAAAGGCACAGTCTGTGTGTCCTTCGTAGACACATATTAATGATTTAGGCATTTGTATCTCTCCTTTTACCATAAGTGTCAGTTAAAGCATTTCTAATTTCTTTATCTGATTTTTGTTTTGTTAAACACTTAAGATGTGGTTTAGAAATTTTTCCCCTATATTTTAAATGGTCTTTAAGGTTATTTTGTCCTGACTTACCTTTTCCCATATATCGATTTGATACAGGACAATATATTTCCTCATACGTTTTGTCATCTATATCTCTGATATCCTTGGCTCTTCTAGTTTTAGTCAAGTTATCCCCAAGCTATATCTTCTTCTGTTACAGAATCAAAAAATCTTGATTCCTTTTTTTGTTTTATTATCTTCTTTATTAAAATCGAAGAAACGGTAGCCGTTACAGCTATTGCTGAACCGACACCTACAGTTATCCATTTTTTCCTATCCATAGCCGACCTCTCTAGCTTTTAATGTGTAGGAGTATACCTAGTCACGAAGACAGGTGTATGCTCTCCCACCCATGCTCCTATTACATTATACTCAAAATATTCAATTGCTTCTTCATAAAGTTGAGTTTCGTCATAGGATTCATCATTATCTTCTGGAATATCAGCTCTTGCTTGTGAAAACTGTTTCATAAGTATCTCTATACACTTATCTCTGTCATAGGATGCAAGAGGAGCCTGTCCGAATCTGTGGCAAATTCCTAAAAAGGCCTCTTCAAAGCCATCGGCTAATAGGGCTTCCTCATTATATTCACTTACAAAATCTTGTATTTCTGATTTATCCATATCTTTTTTTACTGAATATTTTATTTAGTTTTGTTATTAAATTATTAAAAAGTAATTTCAATGTTATAAAAATCATTTGGATACCTCGGCAAAAGGAAGTATCTTTCCTGTTATCTCAATAAAACTTCTACGGTAAACCCAAGATGGTTCTGAATCTTTGCATTCTTCACATTGAAGTAAGTACATAAACTTCACAGCAAACCCTCGGTCAGCCATTCTGTCTTTAGCTTGAACTATTAAAGCTTCATGACCGCCATGTTCATTTGAAAATTTGCCATAAGATTTATTTCTAGAGTCTATTAAAACCCTGTCTCCAATAGCACCTTTTTCTCTCTTCTTTCTCTTATCAGGTATTCTTCCATAAGTAGGTTTTTCTTTTACTAAAGGTTTTTTCAAAACTATCTCTCCTTTTTCTTCCAGTCTTTTTATATATATCCACATGCTTGAAGGAGCCATATTGACTTCCCTAGCTATTTCTTTATAAGGTACTTCTTTGTTAAGCATCTCTATAACCGTTTCTTTTCTTTCAGCAAGTGCCTGTTTAGTAAGTCTTGGTCTTCTAATATCCATATCTTTGTCATAGCATTGCATACAATAACCATTGCCAAGCATCTCATTTCGTTGCCTTAGTACAGCTTCGGTATTCCCACATCTTCTCCAGTTTTTACAACTTCCGTAAGTGGCCTTTGGCATTTTTACTTCTGAAATTTTATGGTGTTCTCCATTTACCCAAGTGGCTCCCATGCTAACTCTCCTTTGTAAACATATTATATATACCTTGACTCGTCAAAGTCAATATTCAGTATCTTTTCTATAGCCCATATAGTATAAGTACAGGTTAACTCGTCCCCTAATTTTAAATCTTTTAAAGTTATCAACTCTCGTATTTCAACTGTATCTAAGTATCTTTTTCCTATATAACAGTTAGGTGTATCTGAGTGGTTGTAGAATCCCCCAAGAGGGGTTCTAATCCAACCATTCTCAAATTCTTTCTCACTAGTTTGTACATGAGTTATTCCAAGTATAGTATTTGCCGGAATTTCTTCCACAGCAAATAATCCCACACCCTCTATCTCTGACCTTCCTATGCTAAGTGTGTCTGGTAAGGGTCTATACATTTCTCTTTCTTTTTATACTATCTATTATTAATCCAACAAAAGTAACACCTACTCCAGCTAGTATTGTTATAATCCCTGTTTTTAGTATTACATTCATATCTTTTATAAAAGTCAACAAATTATCTACTGCTAAAAATATTCCTATAGCTAATGCTATAAGCATTCCTACTACAGATACTAAACATCCGAACTTGGTAATAGCAGATACTTCAGGTTTTGGTTTTTTGTTATCCCCTGAATCTGGTGGTATTTTATATTGGGATTTGGCGTAAGCCCCCCAATCTTTATATGGTTTCATTATTTACTCCCCTTTTTAGTTTGTTCTTTTATAGCTTCTGTTAGTCTCTGTAATTGATGAGCTATAGTAAGAGATAAAGCCATATTTAATTTTTGCTCTGTTCCATATATGTCTAGACCAGTTTCGGAAATCTTACTTCCTATTAAAGTATGATAATTCATTACTAATTCCCACATATTATTCTTTGTATCAAACATCATTTCTTTCTCCTTTTAAAAGGGTTTTTAGTTTTAGGTTTTTCTTCATCAGGAATATTCCATGAACCCCATTCTATGGGATTAGCTCCTCTAAAAAAAGGTAGAATATTTTTAATATGACCGATAGTACGGTTATCATTTGTTATGTGACACCAGTTTCCCCCATCAACAAACCATTCTTCATTATCATCTATTGTTATATAGAAAGGTTTCTTTCTGTCTACCAAACCGACAATCCGTCTTTCTACAGTAGCTTGTCTGGATTTAGTAGTAAACCATTTTAGTTTAGGTGGTTCGCCATATGCTTCTTTATAAAGAGTTGAAAATCTTTTTACCATGTAGTTGTCTCCCACAATCTTTTTAATTTTGTAAATCCATTATAATTCATTTGGAAATGCCTGTCAAGAGGGCATCTAGAAATAAGATTAATGAATATCCCCCCCTAAGAAGGGGGATATTCATTAACTCTGCTCTTTTGACAAAAAATAAAAATTAAAGTATACTTACAAAAAACATCGAGGAGTGCGATATGAAAAAAATTTATGTAGACGTTGACGATACATTAATCCTGTGGGGAATAAACTTAAAAGTTAATCTTCCTTTAGTACAAAAATTACATGCCGGTATATTACAGAATGAATATGACGTAACTGTTTGGTCTGGTACTGGTACTAATTGGGCAAAAGATTGGAGTGAGAGATTATTTCCTGATTATAATCTTCCTTTTGGCAGCAAAGAAGATTTATATAGAAAAGTACATAAAAATACTTTTGCTATTGATGATAGAAAACAAGAAGAGAGAACTTATCTTAAACGGTTTAAACAAGTCTTTTTGCCGGAAGAATTTATAAAATCTCCACTTATATAAATATCAATGGATATACCCCCTAAGAAGGGGTATATCCATTGAATAAGAAAATCTTAATAAATTGTGTATAATAATATATATATTTCCAACTTCTTTAAAGGAATAGCATGACTTCCAAAAATATAAATAATTTAATAAAACATATACTTATAACAAAACAAGAAGATATAAGTATACCGACAGTTAACCAGCAGCAAACTGCTGACAACACAATATCAGATTCTTTTTCTGGTGTCCCTAGTAAAACAGAACAAAAGGAACAAGAAAGAGAACAACTTCGTATGCAGTTTCCTTTACAGTTCCGAATGTATTTAATAGATAAACAATATCTACCAAGAAAAGAACCTCCAACTAGTCCTTCAGAGTTAGAACCCCCTATTTATCCTATAAAAAGTACTGATGGAGGATTTTTTATAGATAAACGACAGCTACATAAATTTCATCCAGAACTCTTTGAAGATACACACGCTAAAACAGAAGATGGTGAGATGTCTTTTGGTGGGATAGTAATGAATGAACAGGGAATGGTTCTTTTACGAAAACCTAAACCAGACGAAGATGGAAATCCTTTTAATAATCAGGAATGGAGTTTTGCTAAAGGTGGAGCTAATGAAGGAGAAGAAGGAAAAGATGCAGCTTTACGAGAAGTATTTGAAGAAACAGGTCTTAAACCTAAGCTAGGTGATGAGATTGCTGGGCATTATCAATCTGGTTTTGGTAATAATAAATATTTTATAATGCACGTTGACGAAAATACTGAGAAAAAAGATTTTGGAGATGAGACATCTGAGCTAAAATGGGTGACTCCAGATGAAGCTTTCGAGTTATTAAGACAGAATACAGATATAAAAGATATAGATGAGGATAGTTTATTTAAAGACGACAATAGAGACCTTACTTCTTCTGAAAGAGATATGAATGCTCTAGCTATGGCTACTCATCAACACGAGAAAAATACTATAAAGAAAAGAAAACAAGAAGCTTTTGGTAAGATAGGTTCAACGTCACGTCAATCTTTTAAAGATAAAGTTAACCGTGTAAAAGAACAAATGGGTAATATTGCTAAAGACTATGCTGAACATAGAACATTTCCTAAGAATTGGGATTCTCAACCAGAATATATAGAGTTTGCTCGTTTATTAGTAAAAAATATACAGATGTCTATTAATCCTGACAAAAATGATTTCTTTGATGCAGAGATTAAAAATCTACTAGGTACACTGTTTGAAGAAATAGATAAGAAAAATGGTGTTAAATTCATAAGTTCTTTGGATAATCAAGACGTGAGTTATACTGATGACAGTATAAGCAAGGGGATAAATAGATATATTAGTGGTACTAGACATGCTAAAGATTCCTTTGTCCCAAGTTTATCAGGACTACATTGGGCATTTACTAGAGGTATGTCTGAGAGACATGCAGGTTTACCTCCTGACGATGATAGTGGATGGATGAATGCTGGAGGAGAACCTTTTGCAGGGAGTAGTGTTAATAATGGTTTAGCACAGATTTTAATGCCTAATTTAATGGCTGATGTCGTAGCTGACTTCCAAGGAAGACCTAATAATTATATGTATGGTTATTTTCTTTCCGAGGAGATTAATACAAGAGGTGATTTAACTCACAGAACAGATTCACAACGACAAGAGCTTATAGAGGCTTATGAAAAGTATGACGATAATTTGACGGACGGTAAAGGAACTTTTTCATGGGGAGAGTCTTATAATTTTGCCGATGGTAATACACTTTCTAATAAATATTTAGATGGTGATGGTAATGTCCAAACACGAGATGTAGATTCTTGGGACTTTGTATACCATAGAGCTGCTGCAAATCAGAGAGTTAGAGATAAAATTAAATTGGGAGTAGACCCTACCAGTAGACCAGATACGAATATTGCTGATTATGGAGAAATTAGAGAAAAAGAATATCACCCTCGTCTTAAACATTTAAAACATCAGAACGCCTTTTTAGGACAATTAGGTGAATCTTACAGAAAGTCTGGAGATACTGAGACTAGACAACAGGCTTTAGAAGAGTATCTTAGTTCTAAACATGGTGACGGTAAAGCCCATTTTGATTCTTTAGATGAATCTGAACAGAATATAGCATTCGGTAGAGCTATGATGAGAGATTATTATCAAAATTTACGCAATATAAATGGGGATATATGGGACGTAGCTTTTCCAAATGATAGTTATATAGGTGTCTGGCGTAAATTTAGTGGCGCAAGAGAGGTTGTAGGAGACTATGGATTAGATGGAGCTTCTATACAGGCCTATACAGGTAAAAGAAGAATGGGAGCTGACGAAACTGAAGATGATAAGGGAATGATTCAAAATTTTTTGGGCTGGGACGAGGGATTGAGTGAAGATGGGGAAGGTTTTTCCGTCCATGCTCATTCTTCTACAATTACTGGTGGTGCAATATCTCCTATACAACTGAAGGACAATGGTGCTGGTTGGGGGCAGGATAAATATGCAATGCTTTCAAAAGTTAATAAAAATGATTTAATGATGTTCGCTGCTTTATTTAAAGGAGTCGATATACATGACAAGGAAAGAGAAACTATATTTTTAAATAATGCTACAGAAGTTTCTAAATTATATCTTCATGCAGATATTACCAGCGACACTCCTGATAGGTATTATAAAAAGGGGAGTTCCAATTGGGTAGATAACCTTTTCCCTATGGGACAATATCCTACAGCAAGTGAAAGCACTAGAGAAGCTGTTAAAAATAAGGCACTTAAAGGATATACTACTGATTGGGAGAATCATACAAATAAGGTGGCGAGAAAAAATGCTTTGGGAGATATACAACAAGGTATTACTGAGTCTAAAACAGATTTTTCTGAGGTTTTAGTACCTATGACTAATAAAGATAATACTTTAATAAATAGTGAAAATGGGGGTAAGTTAGGTTCTAATAAAGGTGGAGGTATGAAGGACAAAGAAGGAAATCATTTTTATGTTAAAACTGAAGATGAAAATAGGAATATCGCAGAAGTGATATCTAATAATATTTACAAGTTGGCTGGAATTAATGTTCCTGAAACAGACCTAATTAATTATTCAGGAGGAAAAGCAACACGTTCTAAATGGTTGCCTGATACTATAACAGAGCCATCTAGTTCAACTACTCCAGAGAAATTTTTAAATAATCCAGATATTAAAAAAGGAATATTCATAGATATGATTTTAGCTAATCATGATGTAACTGGAACAATGCATGATAATTTAGTTGAATCTGACGGTAAGATGTATAGATTAGACCAAGGAGGAACTCTACAGTATAGAGCCAAAAGCCCAGCCCCAAAAATTGGGTGGTATGATTGGGCTGGTGATTATATATATGAGCTTGGTACTATGATGGATGATGAGCAACAAGAGAAGATTTATGGAGACCAGACTTCTGAAAAACATAGAAAAGCTATAGGAAATGCTTCTAATCTATATAAACAGATGACTGATGCAGATTATAAGTCAGCAGCTGATACTGTTTTGAATCTAACGAATTCTAAGTTAGATTCTATAGTAGATGAGTCTGCTTTAGAGTCTCCTGAACAAAAACGAGAGTTAAAAGATACCTTAAAACGAAGAAGGGATTCAGTTCTTAAATGGATAGTTGACAATAAACCAGATGCTGTAGACCAGACTTCTCTAAAATCTTTACAAAGTAAGTATAATATATTGAAAACAGAATTGCTTAAGTCTGTAAAAGAAGAAAAGGATTTTTTGCATATTTATATTAATCCTAAAGAGATTGAATATACTAGAGGTAGAAATCACGGAAAAATTAGGCATCATAAAAAAATGGATGAGTTATATAAAGAAGGAATTGAAGAGTCAGCAGAAGGTATGCGAAAAAATTTGTTTGAGAAAGGAGACAAAAAATGAATGGGTGGAAAAAATTTCTTTTAACTTTTACTAGGAAGACTATTGGGTCTATAGCTTTGACAACAGGTTTAATTGGAGTACCAATTTCCATTCTGTATTTGTTACTTATAAATCCTGTATCTCTACTCTCCCCAATATTTCCTATAGTGGGTAGTCCTTTTAGATTAGAATTTTATATATCACAATCAATGGTTCAAAATTCTTTAGCTATATTTGCTTCCCAAGCAATACTTACTACAAGTATTTCATCTGTGTTATTACTGATGGGAGTAGGTTTGCTTGCACCAGAACTATGGAAAGGACTTAAAGCATTTGGAAGATGCGTAAAAGCTTCTCCAATGGCTATTGTACGGTCACCCATGAATACTTATAACAAAGTTACAGTATGGCGTAATTGGGTATTAGCTAAAGTAACTTATTTAAATGAAGAATCAGCTAAATGGAAGATGACGTTCAATATTATGAAAGCTCCATATTCTTTCTTGAGAA